CTGTTTTACAAGGTGGCCCACTAGGTACACCATTGAGCGGGAATCTTGTAAACTGTACTGGTGTTGTAGCTACACAACCTAAACAACTTCAAAGTATTTCAGCTACGGTTTCAGCTGGTGCGATAACAGTTACGTTGCAACCAACAACGTTAGATTTTAGGTCAACTGTTTTAAATGATGGCGCACCTTTAACAAGAGCATCTGTTGTTACAATATCATTAACTATTCCTAGTGGAGCATCATTAGGAGAAACAACTCCTAATGCAAGAATTGCAGTTCTAGCTATTGATAATGCTGGAACAATAGAGTTAGCAGTAGCTAATATCGAAAATAGTCAACTTGATGAAACCAATAAAATAAATACAGTTGCACTTTCAGCAGCGTCTGATTCAATGGGTATAGCATATTCAACTATTGCTAGAACAGGATTAATGTATAGGATAGTAGGATTTATTGATGTTGCTGGTTCAGCAGGTGTGTGGTCATCTATTGCATTAGTACAAGGAGCAGGGGGTAACTCTGTAGCTGCTTTGGGTAGTTTTGGATATGGACAAACATGGCAAGCAGTTACTAGAATTAATGCAACTGTCTATTATAATACGACTGGTAGACCAATAGAGTGCAGAGTTTCTACTGGCAATGCTGCTTTAACTATTTTTGTTAATGAAATTTCCATATTTACTCTTGCCAATTCTGGATTTACGCAGAGTTTTACAGTTCCAGCTGGTGCATCGTATAGAGTAAATTGCACTACTATAGCTCCATTTTCAGAACTTAGGTAAAATTATGCATTATTATCAAGCCCCAGATTTAAAAGTACATGCACTTGAGGATAAGAAGTTTGAATACCTTTTACCACCACATTGTGTTGAAATAACAGAAACTCAGGCTATATTTATTGGTGAGAGTAATAAAATACCATTGACGTATAAGCAGAAAAGAGCAGCTGAATATCCATCATTTGCAGATTTCGTTGAAGGATATGCTAGTAATAATGCTGTAAAGAAGCAAGCATTTATTGATGCTTGCTTGGTTATACAAGCAAAATATCCAGAGGTTTGATATGTATGGATCAGAAGCTTATAGCGAAATACCATATGCATCCTTAGCTGGAAAAGGTGAAGTAACGCTTACTGGAAATTCTTGCAGTCAACAGAATGAATGTAGTACTGGCGCTATAGTTGGACTTACTAATTTACATGGATTAAATTGTTCACAAACTAACTTAGCTGAGAGTGGATCATTAGCTGGCCAAGCTTTAAATTTAATTGGTAGTTCATGTATTCAACCTAATAATTGCACAAGTGGACAGATTTTTGCTTTTGAAGGAATATGGGGTTATAGCCAAGGTAATATAAATGTATGGTGGACTGAACAGGAGAGCAATATATGAATTACCAAACGATTGTTAATACAGCTATAGATTATTCTGATAGACAAGACAATATAGCAATAAATAATAATATTGATAACTTTTTACGCATCGTAGAGGCTAGGGTTAATCGCTGGTTAATGACCCAGAAAATGTCTGTTACCGCTTATGCTTATGTTAATACTGCTTATACATTCCCTAATAGGTATCCGTTGCCTGATGACTTTTTATCAATTAGAACTATCAGAATAACGCAGAAAGAGAATAATAATTATAGTAATGTATTGAATTATGTTAATCCTGAACAGATGGCTAACTTGCGGAATAACAATTCTTCTAAGCCTTCTTACTGTATCATATCTGGATATTTTGAGATTTGGCCTATTCCAGTTAACGTAACCTTGGCAGATATATCTCCATCTACTCCAGCAGTTATCACTTACATTATCGAGATTGATTATTACCAACGTATTCCTCCACTAACTTCTACTTCACCAAATAATTGGATAGCTGACCAAAATCCTGATACATATATTTTTGGATTACTTACTGAGATCAATGCTTTTGCGAAAGATGCAGAAGCAGCTACTTTATGGGATGGTAGATTCAAGGCATCTGTTGCTGATATTGATTTGCTTAATATTAAAGCTACATGGAGTGGTAATCCTATTTTCACATTAGCAGGATAATTATAATGTCATTAGAATCAGCAACAACCATATCAGGATTACAGTCAAGTAATCCAGCAGGATCGGATTCTCAACTCCAAGGCTATCAACACTTACAACTTATAAAGAATGTTCTTAAGTTGCAGTTTCCAGGTATTGGTGGTGCAGGATTTAACGTTCCTATTACAGCAAAAGAAGTAGAATTAAATTCTCTTGTTGGAGTTACAAGTAATGTCCAAGGACAACTAAACTTTATACAAAGTGAGATATTGGCATTACAAGCACAAGGGTCATTTCCTACTGGCACAAGAATTGTATTTGCCCAGTCTACTGCACCAATAGGTTGGACACAAGTTACCACTTGGACTAACCACATGCTCCGTGTTGTAGCATCAGCAGGTGGTGGTTTTGGTGGAACCATGTCTCCAATCCTTAATAATGTTGTTCCTGCTCATACACATTCAGTAATTACTGGTTTCGAAAATGTTTCACATACGCATACATTTACTGGTACTGCTGTTGCAGATCATACCCATACGTCTCAAAAACCTGTTACTGCCGCAGGCAATCAAAGTGGTACTGGAGGATTTATTACTAGTGCTGGGGCAGATGTTACTGGAGCAGCAGGTGGTCATACCCCATCTGGAACAATAGGTACAGAAAGTGCGCAACATACCCACTCTGGTACAGCTGCTCTTGATACTAGTGCAGCAAATTGGACTCCTCAATATGTTGATACAATTATTTGTGAGAAACAATAATGGAAGTTATACAAATTTGTCCACTAGGAGCAGAATGTGAACGAATCGGAGCAGATAAAGATGGAAACGCTGTTTTATATCGCTGTCGTGCTTACACTCTACTTCGGGGCAAATTGCCAGACAGAGACGAACAGGTCGATCAATGGAGATGCTCAATATTTGAATGGCTCCCGATTCTTTTAGTTGAGAATAGTCAAATGACTCGTGGCGTAAATGCTGCTGTATCAGATTTAAAAAATGAAACTGTTAAAAGACAAGATGTAGCAATGCGGGCATTAGCAATGGGATTCCAACCTATTATGAGTATTGAAAATGTTGAATCTACAGACTCTTAAATTAGCTGGTAATGATGGGGTAAATTTTGATCTTGAGCCTTGCGACTTAGAACCCAATTTCTTTACCAATGGAAATGATTTCCGCTTGAAGAATGGCAAGATTCAGTCATTTAATACAGGTGCTAAATTTTCAGATTGCCCTGCCCCTTTTAATGGTGCTAGGATTATATTTGTTAATTCTGCTCCGTTATACTTTTACCTCGTAGCTGGTTTAAATAAGATATTTTGTTTTGATGGGAATACTTGGACTGATGTTTCATCAGTTGAAGGTTATGAAAACATGAGTGCTCCAGATCAATTTAAGTGGACTACTTGTCTGCTTGGTAGTATTCCTGTACTGAATAATTATAGGGCATATCCTGAATACTGGTCTCCTGCATCACCATCACAATTGATGCAACCAATAATGTTTGATGCTACAACTTCATGGAAGCAGAAGGCTTGGCATTGCAATGTAATGAGAGCGCATAAGAATTTTCTATTCGCTATCAATATGACAGAAGGTGGTGTATCTCTACCACATAATTATCGTTGGTCACATCCAGCTGATAACAATGGCCTTCCATATTCGTGGGATGTTCTTGACCTTGCATCTATTGCTGGTCAGGCATCAGTGCTTGGTAACGCGGGAGTTCTTGTAGATGGGTTGTCAATGCGTGATGCTTTCTGTTTGTACTCTACTGATGGCATTACTATCCTTGATTATGTAGGTGGTGATTTTATTTGGTCTGCAAGGGCATTAGCATCTAATCAAGGTTTATTAGCTCAGAATTGCGTGGTAGATGTTTATGGGAAACATTATTTTTTATCTAGGGATGATCTTCTTGTTAATGATGGTAATTCTATACAGTCTATTGCACACCGTGTTTTTAGAACTAAATTGGCAGGAGCTATTGATCC